AAAATAGATATAGGTTATCCAGATTATAGGGATAGAGATAGAAGGTTTTTTATATTTTGGGATGCTTGCGTAAAAGACGATAGATGTTTTGGAATGCAAATGATTAAACACAGGCGAGAAGGAGCATCATGGAAGGGAGCAAGTCTAGCACTTTACTATGCAACATCTAATTATAATGCTCATGGAGGATTACTCTCTAAAACAGGAGCAGATGCAAAAGATTTATTTTTTAAAGTAGTAGACATGTTCAGGTCTTTACCTGACTTTTTTCAACCTATTATTGATGGTACGGATAATCCTAAATCTGTATTGTCTTTTAAAAAGCCAGGAGAACGTATTACTAAAACAAATAAAGTTGTAAAGAAATCAGAAGCTCTTAACTCAAAAATAGACTGGAGAAATACAAGAAACAACTCATATGATTCTGCTAAATTAAAATACTTCATGTCTGATGAGGCAGGAAAATGGGAAGAAGCAGATGTTTGGAAGAATTGGCAAATTGTAAAACCTTGTCTAACTCAAGGTAGAGATGTAGTAGGGAAATGTTTCATGCCATCCACTGTAAATGAGATGACTAAAGGTGGTGGGCAGAATTATAAAAAAATATGGGACATGTCTGACCCTGACGATAGAGATTCTACAGGAAGAACACGTTCAGGGCTTTATAGATATTTTACACCAGTATATGATGGGTTGGAAGGGTTTATAGATGAATATGGAATGTCTATGAAGAAAGAAGCTAAAGATTATACGGATGATGTGCGTAAAGGGTTACAACATGATACACGTGCTTTATCAGAAAATAAAAGACAGTATCCTTATACTCCAGATGAAGCGTTTAGGTCTGATTCAAAAAATTGTTTATTTGATACAGAATTACTATATCAACAAATAGAGTACTCGGAAGTTGTTAAAGAGAAAATGACTACATCAGGAAATTTTATATGGAGAAATAATGAGAAAGATACTGAAGTGGTGTGGATGCCTGATAGAAATGGGAAATGGTTGGTGTCATGGCTCCCTATTGCAGAAAGAAGGAATATAACATCCGTAAGAAAAAAAGGAACATTTCCAGGTAACGAGGCAACTATTGTTGCTGGATGTGACCCATATGACCACAGCACAACAACAGACGGAAGGCGTTCAGATGCAGCTGCTTATATATTTAAAAAGTATGATATGACAGACCCTGATAACTCACATATATTTGTAGCAGAATATATTAATAGACCGCCTAAAGTAGAGGCATTTTATGAGGATATGTTAAAGCAATGTATTTTTTATAGCTGTCAAATATTAGTGGAAAACAACAGAGTGGGACTTATCAATTATTTTGAATTGAGAGGGTATGGTAATTACTTAATGGTAAGACCAGAAACTACTCATACTGCATCAAGTAGAAAACAAACAACAAAAGGAATACCAACATCAGGCCAGGTAGTAATCAATGCAATAGCAGATTCTATTCAAGCTTATATATATGATAATATAGGAATTAATCCAGCAACAGGTGAAATGGGGAAATGCTATTTTACTAAATTGCTAAATGACTGGCTTAATTTTGATATAGACAATAGAACTAAATATGATGCGTCTATGGCTTCAGGAATTACTTTGATTGCAGCACAGAAATTTGTTGCTCCAAAAGTAGAGAAAAAACCATTCATGCAATTTGTAAGAAAATATAATAATAACGGAAATTTATCAAAAGCGATTAACTAATGGAGAAAAATTTAAGCTATGCTACAGGGTATCCAAATCCTATGGCTTCAAAAGAAGAAAAAGAAAAATTAGAGTTTGGAATACAATATTTTAAAAAGATGTATGCTGATTGGAATGGAAATGATAATTCTCTTTTAAATGCAAAAAGTCAAAGATATGATAGAACTAGAAAGTATTCAAGAGGATTGCAGTCTATAAATAAATATAAAAATTTAATTAACTCTAGTGGCGATACTTCGTATTTAAATTTAGATTGGACTGTTATTCCTATAATCCCAAAATTTGTAGATGTAATGGTTGGGAGTCTTACTAATCAAGATTATAAAGTTTTATGTAATGCTATAGACCCTATATCAACTCAGAAAAGACAAGATGATAAAATGGATATGGCTGTATCTATTATGACAAAGGATTTTGCGGAAAAGCTATCTGTAGCTTCAGGAATACCTATGGGGCCTTCTGCAGGTTCACCAGAAACAGATGAAGAGCTTGAATTATACATGCAATTAAATTATAAGCAAGCAACTGAAATAGCTATGGAGGAGGGTATTGAGTTAGCTTTTACTATAAATAATTGGGATGAAATATCTAGAAGAATTATTAGAGATTTAATAGATATTAATATATCTGCAACAAAAACATTCTTAGATGCTAATGGTATAGGGATTAGATATGTAGACCCAAAATATTTAGTTACATCACATAGTACAAGTCCTGATTTTAAAGATTTATTACATGTTGGGGAGATAAGACAGATAACTATTCAAGAATTAAAAAGAATAGCTGGAACTCAATTTACAGAAGATGAGTATTATGATATGGCTAAAAACTATATAAGTAAAAACGGAAATCCAACATCATTAGCCGCATCATTATTAGGGAGTCATTTTGAATATGAAAAATTTACCATAGATATATTAGATGGTGAGTTTAAGTCTGTAGATGTTATGCATTATGAAAAGAAAAGTAATAGATATGGAGGGACAACGGTAAATAAGAAAAATAAAAATTACAAACCACCTAAGAAATCAAAATATAATAGAAAACAAATAAAACCTCAAATAGAAACTTGGTATTCAGGTAAATGGGTTATAGGAACGGATTACTTATTTGATTATGGATTGAAAGAGAATATGTTAAGACCTAAAAACAATTTAGCTAGGACTTTAGGGTCTTATACTATATATTCTCCAGACCATTCTATACTTGACACTAAATCTATGGTAGAGAGAATGATTCCTTTTGCAGACCAAATCCAACTTATCCACTTAAAGATGCAGCAATTAATTGCTAAGACTAGACCTAAAGGTATGGCTATAGAAGTTGGTTCTATTGAGGGAGTGTCTAAGGGAGAAGGAGGAACATTTACTCCATTAGAAGTTCAGGATATATACGAGCAAACAGGTAATTTATATTATCGTATGTTAGATGATTCTGGAGACCCATTACACGCAAGACCAATTCAAGAGTTATCAGGAGGTGCTGGGCAATATCTTCAGGAGTTAATGGCATCCTATAATTATAATTTAGAAAGGATTAGAGATGTTTCTGGTATTAATGAGGTTAGAGATGGTTCTGCTCCTTCAAATGATGCTTTAGTAGGAGTGCAAAAATTAGCTTTACTCGCTTCTAATAATGCAACAAGAGGATTAAACCATGCCTATACAACTATAATGGAAGGCGTGGCAAATAGAACAGCTTTAGCTTTACAAGACTTGGTAAAATATAAAGGAGCTTATAAAGGATATATTAATGCTATAGGAGAAACAAATATGAAAGTGGTTGATATAAGCAAAGATATTTCTCCTGTAGAAATGGGTATTAAAATAGAAGCGTTACCTGATGAAATAGAAACAGAATTATTAGAACAAAATATACAACAATCATTAGCACAAAAAGAATTGCGTTTAGAAGATGCTATAATGATTCGTAATGTGAAAAATGTTAAACTTGCTAATCAAATGCTTGTATTAAGACGCAAGAAATATATGAAAGAGCAGCAAGAGCAAGCAGCACAACAATCTCAGATGAATGCTGAAGCTCAACAACAAGCAGCTCAAGTTGCCGCACAAGTTGCAGCTCAAGCAGAACAAGTTAAAGTAGAAGGAGAAATGAAAGTGAAACAATTAGAGTTTCAATTAAAAGAACAATTTGCTCAATCAGAACATCAAAGACAGTTAGTAATTATTGAGAAACAAGGAAATATAAAATTAGAGCATATACAAGAAGCAGAAGATGATTCTGACCTTGTAAGAGTTAAAAAATAATAACAGTTTGGATTTTAAATAAAAATTCATTATATTTGCAAATTAATTAAATTAAATTTACTATGGAAGATAACAAAGAAATAGCTGAGGCTTTAGGCTATAAGCTAGTAGATGATTCTGCACCTACAGAAGAAGCTGTAAAAACAGAAGAAGTTGTAAAAACAGAAGAGCCTACAAAAATAGAGGAGACTCCTACATCTGAGAAGACACAGGAGTCAACTGAACAATCGGATACAACAACTGATTCTTCAGAAGTTGCTCAGGAAGTAAAAACTGAAAGTCCTAGTTTTGAAGACCTATTACTTGAGAAAAGTGGAGGTAAATTTAAAAGCTACGAAGATTTTGAAAAAGCTTTAACTGAAAAACCCCAAGAAACACAATCTGCAGACTTTGCTAGCGAACAGTTAGAAGTTTTAAATAGATATGTGAAAGATGGAGGTAAGTTAGAAGACTTTTTAAAAACACAAGTTGATTATGCTAACATGTCTGAAATGGATGTGATTAAAGCAGAAATGAAATTGAATGACCCTGATTTATCAGATTCAGATATGGATTTTTTAATCAACAAAGAATATCAGTTAGACGAAGAAGAGTACGATGAAGATGACGTGAGATTATCAAAAATAAAGCTTCGTAAGGATGCTAGAAAAGCTAAAACAGCTTTAAAGAAATGGCAAGATGGTTATGCTATTTCTGAAAAGAAAGAATCTGTTGAACCACAACAGAAAGTTGAGCAAAATACTCAACCATCAAAAGAATCACTTGAAAAAGAGAGAATAAGATGGGAGGGTGCAGTTAAAGACTCAGCTTCTAAAATGGAGCAAATAGATTTTGAGATTAATGAGAAGGGTGATAAGTTTACTTTTACATTATCTGATGAAGATAGAGTAAATGTAGTTAAGAATACTTCTGATTTATCTAAGTTTTGGTCTAGATTTATGAATGGAGATGGTACTGAAAATATAGAAAAGTTGAATAGAACCATGTTTATGGTTGACAATTTTGATAAGATTATTAGAGCTGCTGCTTCAAAATTTAAATCTGATGGTAAGGATGCTATATTAGAGGATATTAAAAACCCTAATTATAGTAACGACAGTAAAGTGCAGTCTTCAGAAGGCAAATCTTTACAAGAGCAAATGTACGAAGCTTGGAAAAAACAAAATTAACAATTTAAAAATTAGAAAAAAATGGCAATACCAAGTGCGTCGCAAGTAGCGACAACTCAAAATTACGTTTCTTCTTCAAACTTTATTGCTGCTTCGGCAGGTAAAGGAGCTGGTTTACACAAGCCAGAAGTATCAGAAGATTTCGTAAAAAGATATGGCAGTCAAAATTTGACTGGCTTTCTAGATGTATTAGGAGCAAAAGCTCCTGTTTCAAACTTTCAATTCTCTCATTATGAAGAAGATTGGATTCACCAAAGTTTCACAACTGATGCTAATGGTGTAACATTAACGGGTGGAATTGAGATTCTTATTTCAAATGCATCTTCTTTAGCTGTAAATGCTGCAGGAGATTCTACATTCGTTAGACCAGGTGCAGTTCTTTTATTAAAAGACGGTACTATGGGTCTTGTTGTAGCTAAATATACTTCAGGTACTGCAGTGACTGGAGCAGGAAATTCTGCATTAGAAGGATATACAACTGCTGCAACTACTACTGCTGCTGCAAATCAGCACGTAATTCATGTTATGAATTATAATGGAACTACAGCTTTAACTGTTGCAAATGGTGATACTTTTGCTATTGTAGGTATGGAGTTTGCTGAAGGTACTGGGCAACCAGCTGGGATTACTCCTAAAGTTTTAGAATACAATAATACTTGTATGATTCTTAAAGAGTCTTACCAAGTTTCTGGTTCTGAAGCTACAAATAAAATTTGGTTCAAAGTAAACGATGAAGCTACTGGTCAATCTGGATACCTTTGGTATTTAAAAGGTGAAGGTGATACTTACCGTAGATTTATGGATTATTCTGAAATGATGATGATTTTAGGTGAGCAAGCTACAGCTACATCTCTTGTTGGTGCAGGAAATGCATCTGCAGGAATTACTGGTGGTGTTAGAGGTACAACAGGTTTACTTAACTTTATGGGGAATACTCATACTTACAACCAATTAGCTGGATTTAACTTATCTGACTTTGACTCTATGATTAGAACTCTTGATAAATATAAAGGTTCTAGAGAAAATACAGTATGGGCAGGTTTAGATTTATCTTTAGCTATTGATGATGCTGTAGCTGCAATGTTTGCTGGTGGTGGTATTTCTTATGGTGCATTTAATGGTGCTGAAGAAATCGCTGTAGCAATGGGCTTCAAATCATTCACTAGAGGTGGTTATACTTTCCATAAGAAAACTTACCAACCATTTACTCATTTACCAATGCTTGGTGCAACTGGTTTTGATTATGCTGGTATGGGAATGGTTATTCCTGGAGACTCAGGTAGAGATGCTAAGTCAGGAGAGTCTATTCCTGCATTAAGAGTTCGTTATAAAGCGGCTGACGGTTATTCTAGAGAAATGGAACACTGGTTAACAGGTTCTGCTGGATTAGCTCAAGCAACTTCTGATGTTGACGAATTAAGATGTCACTATAGAACAGAAAGAGGTTTTGAAGGATTTGGTGCAAACCGATTCATCAAGATTGCAAGAGCATAAGTAGTATATATGTAAAATTAGAGAGAGGGGCTAGTCCCCTCTCATCTAATTAAAATTATTAAATTAAATTAAATTAAATTATATTAAAATGAACAATTCTTTTTACAAAAAATCTACACTCAGTAGATTAAAATCAGTACCATTAGTTTTTAGGTTAAAGCAGGGTTTAGCAAAAGCAAATCCTTATGGCCAGGGCTCAAAACACAATATGACTTATAGAATGCCGTCTGTTGATGAGATATATGATGCTGAAACTAATAAAAATAGAAAAATACAATATGTTCTTGGTGAAGAAACTATCTTTGCAAAAGAACAATCAGACAATCCAGTATTAGCAGATATTATATTTGTTAATGGAGCTTTAATTGTTAGTCCTCAACAGGTAAATTTATTAAGATACTTAGAGATGTCTAACTATAATGAATCCAATCCTAATAAAATGCCAGGGAAGGTAGCTATTTTTTACAAAGTAGATATTGAGTCAGATACTAAAGACACTGTAGAAGACATGGAAGTAGAAGCAGATGCATTATACATGGCTCGCTCTATGGAACCTCAAAAACTAGTAGGATACGCTAGAACATTAGGAATTAATGTAGATAGAAGTATGTATGAGATTAAACATGATGTAATGTCATTTGCAAAAGAAAATCCATCTGTATTTCTAAAAAGTATTGATGACCCTAGAACAGAACGTAAACAAGTTGTACTAGATGCTATTGATTATGGCATATTAGATTTTGGGCATCATGCTAATGAAATTAATTGGGTAATGGGTACTAAGCGA